AATTAATGTAAGACATACATCTGGTACATTTGTAGAAATACATCCTAATGGTGATGTTGTACAGAGTAATCAAAATAAATTCCAAGTTACGACTGGCAATGATAATGTACATATCACTGGTGTTTGTAATTTAACAATCGACCAAGACTGTAATACAACTATCTTAGGTGATTGGAATATCGATGTTACAGGTAATAAAAACGAAACAGTCGGCGGTGATGTAAAAGAAACTTATACCGGTAGTCAAACAACAAAAGCAGCATCGATGGATATTGATGCAACTAGTGGTGATATCGACATGGATTCAACAGGCAACATCTTATTAAACTAGGAGAATAATATGCCAGGCATTACAAGAAAAGGTGACTCACATCAAGGGCATGCAAGTCCCACCCCCAACCCGTTTCATAAAACAACTTATGCTGCAGGTTCTCCTAATGTAAAAGTAAATGGTAAAGACGCAATAAGAGAAGGAGATTCTACTGGTTGCGGAGATAAGGCGGTAGGTAAAAGTAGTAGAGTAATTGTAAATGGTAAAGGTGTTCATCGTATTGGTGATTCAACAAGTGGTCATGGTAGCTGGGTTCCTAATGCTGCAGCAGGTGGCTCAGGAAATGTAATTGCGGGGTGATAAATGGCTAAACCAAATTATGTATCTTTATTAGCACAAATAGCAGCAGAAACAGATCCTACTGCTAAGGCTGCTTTGGAAGCTCAATGTTATCAGTTTCCAGAGCCATTAACAACTGAAGAAGAAAATTTATTTAATTATGTATCTACTGATTATTTAGAAGATACGCCAGGAACAACATCGTCGTATATTGGAATATACTATGGAGAAGACGGGATAATACAATGACAATAACGAAAAGAGGAACAAAGGGTAGTGCGCTAACTTATAATGAGATGGATGAGAATATCCGAGATCTCTATGAGGACACTACGATTAATCGTGTATTTACTAATGGTTCGGGCAGTGGATCTGATGTACAGCATTTAACATATACAGCACCATCTAATGGAGCGCTAAACGATCATGATGATCCAGGATTTATAACCGTTAACTATAATACACGTCTTAGATTTCCAACCACAGATGAAGATGGTGAGTCTTTTTGTTGTGCGAATATGTTAGATATGAAAAACCATAATATTATTGGCGTTAATAATATTACATTTTCTGACCCTGGCCCAAGCGAAGGATTAATATGGGATAATACTAAAATATTCGAATCACCTGATGATCTAACTACTAATGGACCTGGTAATTTACAGTTTATATACGACGGCAATAGAAAGCTAACAGTTAATACGCACGGAATTGATGTTGTTGGTACTAAAATACAGCTTACAGGTGCAAATCCAGAATTAGTGCTGAAAGATACCAACTCGACAGAATCTCAATGTGTTATAAAGAACCATGATGGAACTTTAGACCTTAAAGCTGATGTAAACTCAGAAAGAAGTAATACTAGGATAAGATTCTACACTGATGGTACACAGCACGTGGAGCTTAAAGGCGGCAACTTAGGCATAGGCGTTACTAGTCCTCTTGCTAAACTCCACGTAAGAGGGTCAAGCTCAAGTGCTACTGGTGTCGCTGATGGGACTTTAATAGTAGAACAGGGTTCAGCACCTTCTATACAAATTCTTTCAGCAAATACACAAACTCAGTCAATAAAGTTTGGTGACCCTCAAGATGGTGACGTAGGGAAAATAAATTATTCTCACGCTACCAACCACATGGCTTTATTTACAGACGGCACAGAGGCTATACGTATAGACTCATCACAAAACGTAGGTATAGGTACTGATAGTCCAACTGAAAAATTAGACATAGATGGTGATTCAATAAGACTACGGCAATCACAAACACCCGCATCAGCATCTGCAACAGGAACACAAGGGCAAATAGCTTGGGATGCAGATTACATATATGTTTGTACAGGTACTAATGAGTGGAAACGTGCTGCATTATCTACTTGGTAATAACTAAACGAATCGCATAAAGCGTATAAATACTATTATGGCTTATACTTATACTTCAACAACGTCGACTGTAATCACACCAACTGGTACTCAGACTATTGTCACACCAGTAGATTCTGAAGGTGCAACTGGTAGTGATGGTACAGTTACGTCTGTTATAAGTAATGCACAAAGTTCTTCGATAGAACGCTACAGTGATTTAAATTTACAAATGATTCCTCATCCACAGAAAAAAGATGTTCTACCAGTTATTGGTGAACAGGCTGTAAAAAATGCAATACGAACTTTGTTGCTAACAAATTTTATGGAAAGACCTTTCCAACCAACAATGGGTGCAAATTTAAGAAGTTTATTATTTGAACCTAATGATGCGGTTACACGATTAGCTCTAAAAGATGCAGTAAAAAATGTATTACAAAAACACGAACCAAGAATAGAAAACATTAACGTTGTTATTGAAGCAACTAATGATGAAAACTCATATAGAATTACTGTAGTGTTTAGTATAAAAGAAAACGATTCAATACAAGATATTGAAATCAATTTAAGACGATTAAGGTAAAGAGATATGGCTACCAATTTAAATGTTACAGAACTTGATTTTGATCAGATAAAAGACAACCTCAAAAACTTCATGAAGTCACAATCTCAATTTAAGGATTATGACTTTGATGGTTCTGGTCTAAGTGTCTTATTAGACATACTTGCATATAATACACATTATAATGCAATGTTGGCACACTTTGCATTGAATGAAGCCTTTCTTGATTCTGCTCAAATTCGTGGTAACGTTGTATCACGTGCAGGTTTGCTTGGATATGTACCTCGATCAGTATTAGCACCAAGAGCAACGGTAAGACTAACGGTCGATGTAACAAATAATGATTCTATTAATCTACCAACAACACTAGTAATAGAAAGAGGTACTAAGTTTACTACGGTTGTTGATGGTGTATCATATACTTTTTCTTCATTAGAATCTCAATCAGCTATTCGAAAAGATGTAACGGTTGATAATGTTCTTACTAAAACATTTACATTTGATGCTATACCTATTGCTGAAGGTACGATCCGTTCATTATCGTATCGTGTTGATAACGATATTCAAAACCAAAAATTCCAAATATCAGATGCTGATGCTGATACATCGTCATTAAGAGTACGAGTTCAAAATAATCAACAGTCTGAAAGATTTGATACATATCAACTATTTACATCTTTACAGGATGTTGTTTCAGATACTCAAGTATATCACTTACAAGAAAATTCAAGTGGCTATTATCAAATATTTTTTGGTGATGGCATCATTGGTAAAAAACCAGTTAACGATAATATTGTAACTCTTGATTATCTTGTAACACAAGGTATTGCTGCAAATGGTGCTAACACCTTTGACTTAGTTACAGCATTCCCAACATTGAATGAACCTGAAATTACAGTTGCTACGATTACAAAGGCAAATGGTGGCTCGACTGCAGAAACAACAGAGTCAATTCGATTTAATGCTCCTATTACTTTCCAGGCACAAGATCGAGCCGTTACATCTCAGGATTATGCAGCAATTATTCAAAAGAACTTTCCAAACATCGAGTCGATATCTACATGGGGCGGAGAAGATAATCTTATTCCTGATTTTGGTAAAGCATACATTGCAATTAAACCGCTCATCGGTGAATCGTTAACAGAAAACGAAAAAACTGAAATTAAAGCTATCATTAAATCTAAAAATATTGTATCGATAACTCCTGAATTAGTTGATCCAGAATTTACAAATGTTGAACTCGATGTATTTTTTAAATATAATCCATCACTCACAAGTCGATCTATTTCTGCACTGGAATCATTAGTAAAAGATGTTGTACTAGATTACAACTTTAACCAGTTAAATCGATTTGATGGTGTATTTAGACATTCAGAATTGTTGTCACTTGTCGATAATGCAGATCCAGCAATTACAAGTTCTACGATTAGGCCTTTCCTCACAAAAACTATTATACCTTCTGTCAGTAGAGTTAAAAATGATTTTAAATTAACATTTGCTGGAGCTTTCTTTATTGGAAAGGGGAAAGGATATAATATTAATAGTACAGCATTTAAACTTAATGGTGTAGATCATTTCTTTGGAGATCTAGAAATACCAGACTCAGAAAATAGAACTATTATGATATATAAGATTGTTAATAATGAAAATATAATTGTAAATGGTAATGTAGGTTTAATTGCAGCTGACATTGGTGTTGTTACTTTAAATGATTTTGGTCCGGACGATACAACTCCAATTACTATTACATTATCACCTAATTCATTAGATATAGCACCGAAAAGAAATCAAATTATTAATGTCGATTCTTCTAAAATTATTGCTAAGGGATCTATCGACAATATTGCTTATTCTGGTTCATCTGGAACACTTGAATATTCAACTACAAGCAGAATGAGATAATTATATGTCCCACTCAAGTTTAAAAAATCTAGATTCGTTTTCAAGAGGATATATTGAAGATGTACGTTCAAATGTAGATTTTGATACAACTCTAAGAGCTCTTATCGGTAATGCAATAGAAAACTCTTTGATAATTCAATTAACAGCACCACCTGTTAATATTGTTGATGGAAGCCCTTATTCGGAATTAGAAAATTCAATCATTGGTAAAGTGGTATCAGGAAAAGGTATTAGTGGAGTACCTCGAGTAACAGGAATATCTGCTGATGGTTTAATAATAACAATTGATCAAGCCCAAACGCTTGGAGCAGAATCTAATTTAAATACAGAAACTGGTGATCTTTTAGATCCAATCGCTCTTACTTTTAGTGATGCTAATTCTGGTATTGATCAATATGAGTTAACCGGTTCTGCTATATCAAGATCAAAAGAAAATATCCGAATTGAAGATCTTGTTCCAGAAGAATTATTAGATTATGCTACTAATTCTGCTTATGGTGGAAATCAGACGGGTGGTATACGTGAATTTTTAGAATCATATTATAAGTTCATGAACCTAGAAGAATTTACATATAAAGCTTTAGATGTATTTGAAGATGTTGTTATCGATAACCAAGCTATTTTTAGAATTAATGTACCAAATAAATTTTTCCAAAGAAATTTAGTAATAGGTGCAAAATTCTTTGATGCTGATGGAATACCATTGCTGGTTGGAGATGAAGATGGATCTCCTTCTCAATCTGGAGATGCATTATTATTAGATGATACTGCTCGTTTAACAGTTGGTAAAAGTTATCAAATTACTGACTTAGGTAATGGTACAATTGCAAATATTGCAACTGGATTAAATAATATATCTGGTCAAGAAAGAACAGAATATGATATAAACGATGTTTTTACTGCTACAAATGATGGTACAGGGTATGATGCAACACAAGGATCTAGTCCAGTAAGTGTAAGGCTTCTCGTTTATCCAGAAACAGTTGATGATATTTTTACTGGAAATATTAGTCTTAGTAATGCTAATGAACTACCTGGTCGGTTAGGAGAAAGTGCTGAACCAACTGGTAGAACTGTAAATATATACAATTTGTCACCAAGATTAAATAAACGTAAAATACGAATGGAAGTTTACGTTCTTAATTACGTTAATTCAGGTCCATCATATCGTCTAAATACAATTGAAGATTCATTAAATTTGCAAGAAGCTCAGGAAGAGTTTTTAGATTATATGCAGAAGGAAATTGCTCCTTCTTTAGATAAAACTTCACCGGTTGACAAAAGAGCAGTATACGAAAAAATAATTGATTTTTATAAAATACGAGGTTCCTTTGAATCAATTGAAACATTTTTTAAGCTATTATATAACGAACAAGAAGTTCAAGTTAGCTATCCTTGGGATAATACACTAAAACCTTCTGATGGTAAATATGATCCAAGGTCTGCAATTGCTGCTAACTATAAATTCTCAGAAATAGTTGAATCAAGTGATAATGCAAATAATGATTTATTTGGTAAATCGGTTTCTATATCTGGAAAATCAATTGCTGTCGGTGCACCGAATGAAGATTCGAATGGCACTGATTCTGGTGCTGTATATGTTTTTACTACAGCAGACAATGGTAAAACTTGGGCTCAAGAAGCTAAGATTGTAAGTACTACGACAGATGC